TGGTAATACAAACTTGGGTGATACTGCTGGTGCAAGTTTTCAATTCACAGGCGTACAACTAGAACTAGGCTCAGTAGCCACAGACTTTGAGCATCGGAGCTACGGGGAAGAGTTAGCGTTGTGCCAGCGTTATTATTGGAAACCAAATCTTCATGTTTACACGGGTTTTACAGACGGAAATACCTCAACAAGAGTCTCTGCTAATGGTCAGTTTCCTGTGACTATGAGGTCTGGCCCAACTTTTACATATACTAAAAACGCATTAAGCACACAGTTAAGCGGTGGGGCTAATATCTGGGGATTCTATTTTGCTTGGAACACATCCGCAGCAAATAGAGGATCTATATGCTCTATGTCTAATATTATTGCAGATGCGGAGCTATAACATGGAAAACAACACAGCATGGATTACCTCCTGCAAACTTAACGAGTCTGGCTGGCTAGTCAACGGCTCAATGAACGTACCCAATGACCCTGCTAACCGTCACTGCCAAATGGTACTCGCATGGATAGCAGAGGGTAACACTCCTGCTCCTGAGTTCACTGATGCAGAGATTGCAGCTAATGCTCAAGCAGAACTAAACGCAACCAGCCAAGCCTACTTAGCATCAACCGATTGGTACATCACACGCCACGCTGAGACAGCAGTAGCAGTGCCAGCAGATGTGACCACAGCTAGGGCAGCAGCCAGAGCAGCGATTGTCTAATGTGGTCAATAATCCTAGCAACAATGTTAGCCACAGGCGAACCACAGATACCTGTAATAGTTTCTAGTTACAGCACACTTAATAACTGTAGATATGAATTACTTAAAATATCAAAGATAAAGGATTATGACCTTGTGGTTAGTCCTCTTGTTGGATACGCAGTAGTCAAAATGGAAGAGAAAAAATCCACTACGGCTTTCTGTGTAAAAAACATACAGAGCATTTAATGTGGTCAAGCCCCACAGGGCTACCTTCAGTTCACCAATCACCTTCTCTTTTCCCCGAAGGGAAAGCTCTAATCATAGAGCCACAGGTAGCTCAGAAACCCATAGAATATCTAGTCGTCCAACCATCTAAAGAACCCTACGAAACCCAAGAATACTCAAGGAGGTATTGGCTATGCTCTTAGAAATGGCAGCAGCCAACTTAGCTTTCAAGACTGTGACCACCTTTCTGAACAACGGAAAGACTCTATACGAATGTGGTAGTTCTCTTACGGACTACTTCAGTGCAAGCAGTGAGATAAACAAAAAGGCAGGTTCTTCGACCAGTTCGGGGTCTGCCCTTGAGTCCTACCAAGCCCAACAGGAGCTAAAGAAGCAGCGTGAGCAACTTAAGTGGCACATGAATAAATCGGCCCTAATGGGTTGGAGCGATTACCTTGCCTTTGAAGCTGAATGGCACAGAGAACGTAAAGCAGAAGAACAAGCTGTACGAGTTAAAGCAGCTAAACGACAACAAGAACTTGAGGCTAATATGAGTATAGGAATTAAAGTGTTAGGAGTCATTTTCTTAGCTATGGCTATGCTGTTCGGTGTAGCTGTCTACATTAAAGGGTATTGAAAATGTCAAATATGTCTGACTACGATGCAGGACGCTTTGTGGCTCTCGTAGAGAACTTAGGCAACCAAGTTGAGTCCCTTAACGAAACAACAACTGAACTCTCCAAGCGCATCAACGATTTAGAAAAGCAGCTAGTCAAAGGCAAGGGTTTCCTTGCTGGTGCTATGCTCCTGTCTTTGGGCCTTGGCGGTGTTGGTACTTCAGTCCTGTCTAAATGGATGGGTACATAGAAACTAATATTTAGTTCATAAGGACTAATATTTAGTTCACATTAAAGTGAACATTACAGTGTACATTGTACAGTTTAAGAAACATAAAAAAGGAACAACACTATATGTCATCTCTCAACCCCTTAGCTGGGATTGCAGGGAGTGTCATGGAAGGTCTTGATGACCTGTTTACTTCGGATGAAGAGAGAGCCAACGCTGCTCTTAAAGTCCAAGAACACCTCCAAAAACCCCACGTTCTACAGGCAATGGCTAACATCGAAAGTGCTAAACATTCGTCTGTGTTCGTGGCTGGTTGGAGGCCAGCTATAGGTTGGGTATGTGCTATTGGCTTAGGCTACCAGTTTCTAATACTCCCCTTTGCTGGACTCATCAACGCTTACTACGCACTTCCCGCAGAACTCCCATCAATCGCTTCAGCAGAACTCACAACGCTTGTAATGTCCCTATTAGGTTTAGGTGGCTTAAGAAGCTTTGAGAAAGCTAAAGGACTTACAAAATGACCAAAGAAGAAAGAAAACGCTTTGACGCTAAAATTGCAGCTAAAAACACTGCAAAAGACAGGGCTAAAGCACGTAAGAAATACCTAGAACGTCAGGAAAGAATAAAAATACGTAAGCAAGAAAAGGAAGGTTCTGATTACGGGCGTAGTCGGATTAAAATACAAAGGAAGATGCGGGAAGAACAAAGAAAAGGCTTGAGCTACAAAGAGAGAAAAGCACTCCGCGAGCAGCTTGCTAAAAGAGAAAGCTATGGTGCTTCAGAATCAGGTACTTATCGTTCCTTTGGTGATGTATACCGTGGTCAAGGTGCTGAACCTCCTATGACTTACAGCAAAGGTGACAAGCCTGTTAAAAAGTTTACCTCTACAAAAAAGTTAGCAATAAAGAAAAAAGGTTAAGCCGTGACTAGAAACTACAGACACGAATATGATTCGTACCACGGCACACCCGAACAACGTAAGCGTAGGTCTGGTCGCAACAAGGCCAGATCATTACTAATCAAGAAAGGTGTTGCCAAGAAAGGTGACGGTAAAGACGTAGATCATAAAGACCGTAACCCCACTAACAACTCCCCTAGTAACTTATCAATCCAATCGAAGACTAAGAATCGAGGATGGAGGAAAGGTAAAAATGGATATTAGTTTAGAACAAACCTTAGCTACCTTACACACCGCAGTAGCCACAGAACTACTAGATCGAATCAGGTCAGGTGATGCTAAACCAGCAGATATGAGCAACGCTATTAAGTTCCTCAAAGACAACCACATAGACGCTATGCCCGTTCAAGGTTCTCCTTTAGACGGTCTATTAGATGCCTTACCGTTTAACAGTGAGTCTCTTCAAGATTCTCTAAGCCACTAATCAAAGGGAGGTATATAAGTGTGGAGACAGTACACCCCCTTAAAGACTTTAGGAACTTCTTGTTCCTTGTATGGAAACAGTTAACCTTACCCGAACCTACTAAGGTTCAATACGACATAGCAGAGTACCTTCAGACTAGCGGTAAGCGTTCCATCATCCAAGCGTTCCGAGGTGTAGGTAAGTCCTACATTACGAGTGCTTATGTAGTATGGCGATTAATGCTAGACCCTGACCTTAAGATCATGGTGGTGTCAGCAAGCAAGGAACGTGCAGATGCGTTCTCTATGTTTACTCAAAGACTCATTATGGAAATGCCACTACTGGCCCATCTTATCCCCGACAAAGACCAACTATGGAGCAGAATAGCCTTTAATGTTCAAGGTGCTATGGCCTCACACAGTCCTAGTGTTAAGTCGGTGGGTATTACTGGTCAGCTTACAGGCTCTCGCGCAGACCTAATAATCGCAGATGACATTGAGGTTCCTAACAACTCACAGACTCAACAGATGCGTGAGAAGCTTACGACCCTAGTGACTGAGTTCGATGCCGTACTTAAACCTTTAGACACCTCTAAGATCATCTACCTTGGGACACCTCAGACAGAAGAGTCCTTATACGATGCTCTACAGGACAAGGGATACGTTACTCGGATATGGCCCTCTCGTTACCCTAGAGAACACCAAGTATCTAGGTACGGTGATCGTATCGCCCCTACCTTGATGAATGAGCTTATAGAGAACGAAGGGTTAGAATGGCAACCTACAGACCCCATGAGATTCGATGAGGAGGACTTATTAGAACGTGAGTTATCTTATGGACGCTCTGGCTATGCCTTACAATTCCAACTAGATACAAGCTTGTCAGATGCAGACAAACACCCCTTGAAGCTTAAAGACCTTATCGTTATGTCAGTAGACATTTCTAAGGCTCCTGAGAAGCCAATACACGGTACTCTAAGCCACCTAGAAGTCAAAGACGTACCCAACTTAGGGATGCGTGGAGACCGCTTCTACGAGCCTTTTAAGCTCTCTGGTGACTGGGTAGATTACTCAGGTTCAGTCATGGCTATAGACCCCTCTGGTCGTGGTAGTGATGAGACTTCCTATTGTGTCCTTAAGATGCTTAATGGCTTCCTTTACTGTCCCGATGCAGGTGGTGTAGAAGGTGGTTACTCAGGGCAGACGTTAGAGTCTTTAGTAGACATTGCTAAGAGAAACCAAGTGAACTATGTGCTGGTGGAGAGTAACTTCGGTGACGGTATGTTCAGTGAACTAATCAAACCTTACTTTTCTAAAGCATACCCTGTGACCTTGGAAGAAGTCAGACATAGCAAACAGAAAGAGTTAAGAATCATTGACACTCTTGAGCCAGTGATGAACCAACACAGGCTAGTGTTCGATAAGGAAGTAATCAATAAGGACTACGACTCGATTCAGAAGTATCCCAATGACATAGCTCAGAGGTATAGCTTGTTCTACCAGATGACTAGGATAACTAAAGATCGTGGGGCATTAGCACACGATGACCGTTTAGATGCCCTAGCAATGGCTACAGCCTACTGGGTCGAACAAATGGCTACAGATGCTGATGACCTAATGGTAGAGAGACACAATGAACTCCTAGACATAGAGCTAGATAAGTTCATAGGAAACCTCAATACAAGCGATATGCGAGTCTCTAGTAACTCTTGGATATAAAACCTCTGTTTGAAAACGCTCTACAGCCTTAGTGCTGTGGGGCTTTCACTGACCCCCCTTGTTTGTCAATTAGCGTACCGTTCTAAGGGAACTCGTTGCCCCCCTATAGATAACCTCATCTTACCCAGCGATATACTACTACTACATACCCCCCTACCTATGTATGATAATGTAACACATAGGGTGTAAGTCTTTGTGAGGTCTTGTGAGGTCTTGTGGAGTCTTTAAGATTTGTGACTAAAAATATGTTATCCCTTTTTAATGTATACTGGAGGCCGCTACCCCCCATAGACCCCTCAGAAGCCTTTTGAAAGCCTCAGTTACCACTGGATTACCACTGAGCAGCTCTAAGTCGTTGATTTATAAGGGATTAACAGGGGATACTAAATGCTCTTAAAGGGTCATTAGGCATCAACAAGACCACTAGGCACCTATCAAGCCACCTATCCTCAAGCCCTTCAAAACCCTCTCTTTTTCCCACCTATTGTTTTCGTCAGAACCCCTTAGAAATCAATGACTTACCTTAACCACTCCTAATCATAGCTCACATTGGCCTTGACATTGCCTGTCGTTTTCTGTAGATTAGTAATGGTCATCAGGGCAGCAGCTTGCCTTGGTGACACCGCTTCTAGCTGGCGGGATACAAGTGGTGCTAGGGACGGATAGAGCAGCGACTCAAGACCGTCATTCGCAGAGACTAAGCGAGCATAGATAAGCGGTAGGTGAACGCCAAGGGTTGAACAGCGCAAGCTGGCCCGAAGCACTGACTACCGTGAACCAGTTGCAAATTAGTTGTTTTATATTAAGCGGCCTCACTGTTGTGGACGCTTCATTAAACCAACTGAATCAAACTATATGGAGTACGCAATATGAGCAAGCAAACTGAAACGATGACTGCAATAGCTAACAAGATTGCAGATTTAATGGAAACCAACGGAAACAACTGGGTTAAGCCTTGGGTATCTGGCGCGGCCCTTTCATCTCTACCTATCAACGCAGCATCGAATAAAACTTATCGCGGTATCAATCTGTTGCTTTTGGCTGGACGTTCAACGCCAGTATGGGCTACATACCGCCAATGGGCAGCAAAGGGCGCACAAGTGCTTAAGGGTTCTAAGGGTACTGGCATTGTCTTCTGGCAGCCTATGAAGCGTGAGGATAAGAACGGTAAAGTCGAATCATTTATGATTCTTAAGAATTACACGGTATTCAATGCTGACCAAGTCGAGGGCTACGAGTATGTAGCACCTACACCAATCGACTGCAAAGTACAGACCTTGCCGCACGTTGACGAATGGGTAGCGAATACTGGTGCCGATGTTAGAACTGG